TTGGCCCTGTATTTGATTTTTAGCGTTGTTGTGCTGTCTAGCCAGCTTTCATACGTCACAGGATCGGGCATAACCAGAGTATTCACGCTAGAAGTCCGAATAGAAATAGGATTGTTTACTTCGTTAAGGGGGATATCAAACTCTTGCTCTTTAAACATGCCTGATATGCGGTCAATCTTAAGTAGATCGTCAGGCCAATCAGTGGGCACATCCTGTTTTGGTGCTAAAACATAAATGCTTTTGTCTGCCACAAGAGGAACTGACAAAGAGCCCTCTTTCAACATAAAACGGGTGTGCAAAACAGTAAGCCCCAGCTCAATATTCGGCCACAGCTTAGGAAGTTGGTCGAGATCTACGCCCTCTCCGCCCGTATCGATATCCGTGCCAAGTAAAAACAAATCACGGAGTTCTCCGTAAGCCATCGCGTTGTAGATATCTTGTAGTGTCATAACTGCCTCATACAATGTAAGACTTTAGTTGGTCTTCGTGTTCAGTAGGCTCGTCGAATTCCCACATGCCGTCACTAGACTCGCGCACTTCGCCTATTTCCGTGGGTTTCCAAGGAGTCATTGAGGCCAGCATTGATATAGTATCAATGAAGTCATCATGTTTGCTGCGAAATCCACTTAAAGAGATCAAGCTCAATTCATTCAACGCTTCTGCAACAGCAAAATGCGTCTTTTTTTCGGTCGGAAAGTATATTTTACCGGCTTTAAACCAGGGCACGACGGTGTTGAACCGCACCATTTTGTTGGTGTTGGGCCTGATTCCGGGTTTGTTGGTGTTATTTTCAGAAGCCAACGTAAACCAAATGTTACGCGTCATCATTTGATCTTGAATCCACGGAATAAATCCGCCTTGCTGGCCGCTAACTTCAATACCTACTTGCTGGGGATTGTACTTCTGAGAAAGACGAAACAAGTCGTTAATATTCTTGTCCATCGTTTGGCGTGCGCAGACGCCGTCAACCCAAAACCAGTCCCCGTTATTGTTGTAAGCCCAGACAGAAATTACCGAGTAATCTGCCGACTCTTTCTCAGACGTCGCAAAATCGGTAGTAATGTAAAAGTTGTATCGATTCATGTTGGTGACAATAGTTTCGTATTTATACCAGCGAATGTCCTCGTCCATGATCATGCGGTCTTCGTCTGACATAATCCGCAGCATAAGCTCTTGGTTAAACGTGTGCACCATGCCCAGCTTTACGGCGTCATCGTACTCAGATTTTACATACTCGTAATCGAATCTGTCGGGCCAAGACCCCCTAAAGTCCTCTTTACTGCACGGAAACTGCTGGCACACCGGAAATACGTTAACGCTCCAGGCGCCAGACTCTACTGCTTTGTACAGCGGGTCTTTAGCGTTAAAAGGGGTCCCTGACCATATTGTCATTTTGCGCTTAGGGTGTAGCGCGTAGTTGACCGCTTTATACACGGTATCCTCTACTGCCGAGATCACAGTGGCAGATCGGGCGTCTTCATCTGATATCAGGTCATCCATTACCGCCAACACAGGGCGCGTGCCCATTTCTTTGGCTCCCCGGACGCCGGTTTTAGCACCGTAGCCTTTGACGATGAACATGTTGCCGTCGGCGTTATTAAACTCCCAGCGGACATCAGTAAAACGCGTATTAGGAATGTATTCTTTAAGAAAATCGGAGTTTTCCCAGCGGTACTCTAGGTTCTTGCGCATGTTCTTGACGCCGTTTTCGATACTGTCAGAGACATACAATGCCAAAGGCACTGTGCCAAACCCTGGGATCTGCCCGTACACACCAATAAACAAAAACAAGTACTCACCCATAACGGTTGTTTTTGCAAAGCCACGGTGACATAAATTGGCAATTTTTCGACCACCGCAGACAATGGTGTCAAGCATCAAGTAATGCACCAGTGGCGATTTGTTTTCTTCACCTTGGGCGCCATTGACCAGCTTAATAAACGTCACAAACTCTAAAGCAAAGTCGCTGGGTACATAATCGGCAGGCACGTTGTAATCCACCGCATTAAGATGCTCTTCAACGCCTAGCGCCTTAATCACATCGATCTCGTCGCTCATTTCAGCTTCTCCATAACCTTTTCAGCGATGTGCTCCATCAAATACGCCTGAGTTTCAGTGGATTCAGCGTTAATGGGAGCCATACAGCGCTCCATAACAAAATGCGCCATGTGAAGGGCCTCGTGAAAGACTGCTGTGACTGTAAAATCCACAGGCATGTAGATTACGTATTGCGGAAGCTTGGGACGGTCATCCAGTGCCGCTGCCATTCCCTGGCATCGACCCAACTCTTTCAGATCCATCTTATCGACGTTGGCGTTGTACTTGTTCCACCACTCGATAAACGCTTTGGGGTCTGAAGTAACCCCTATTTTTTGGGCAAAAGGCTGCACGATGAATGATTTCACACTTCTTCTCCAGATTCGTTATCAAGAACAACAACTGAGTGGGCTACCTCCTGTGCATTGAAGGCTCCGGCCTGCAGGGCCGTGCGCTGTTGAGCCACTAATCCCATAGTGGCCTGCCGCAAGGCGTCAATGCTGGAATCTTTCTTAATGCCGATGTCCAGCTCAATTTTAGTGGCCTCAGGCGGCTTAAGGTGTGTCAGCAGAGAGTTGGCCGCGTCAGAGCGGACTTTTTCGGAGTTAGCGCCTAACATTAGCTCGGCCTGGGTGTTCAAAGCCTTCTGGTACATGTCCTGGTTAAGAACATGAAAAGGAATCATGGTCTGTTCGTAGATTAAATTGACTAATTTGCTCTTGTTGTAAGCAGACACATAGCTGGCAATGTCTTTACTGGCCACGCCTTCAGCGGCAAACCTGATAATCTTGTCCGGAAACGTATTGCTGTAGCTAGCCAGGTTAGTACGGCCCATCAACTTATGGCTGACGTACTTCACTGCCGCCAAATAGTTCGTAATTTTGAACTTTCCGTCCTGCATCACTGAGGCGTAGCTCACCAGATTGTCGCGGTAGCTCTCATAGAGCTCAGGCTCGCTCAAAGTGGTGTTTACTTGATCGATGAGCTGCTGATTCACCGATTTCTTGATTTTATCGGGCAAAGCCGACTTGAATTCGTCCAAAGTAAGCGCTTGTTGCATAACAGACCCCATTTACTGTATCGGGGGACTGTAGTCGTTCAAAAAAGGCTTTTCTGAGAAATAATTTAGATGGTGGGGATCATTTTAATAAATTCACCCATGCGGTTCATCCAGCCGTGCGCAAAAACCCCCTGAGAGGGTTGCCGAGTGATAATTGACCCAATCAACGACACTCTTGCCGCCATAAACGCGGAGGCCAGTTCAACTGAAGACGCCTCTAGGACGCTCTTACGGGTCTGTGGGCCAATTTTGCCGTCAACCCTTACACCAGCGGCACTTTGCAACAAACGTGTCGCTCCGTGGACGCCATGATGCACAGCGGCATCAAATACCATCTCATTGAGGACAGGAGGCATCCCTAGCTCTTCAAAACCAGGTTCCGACCAGTACTCTTCAAAATAGATGGCAACTGCCTCTTGCCGGGACAAGGCTATGACGTCTTCCTCAGTAATCTCTCGGTCTCGCCAGGAAGCCAAGGTCCTAATGGTAATCCCCATGTTAGTAGGGCCGCCCCGATCAGCAGGATGATAGACATACCCGCCCTCTCGCTGGATTAGTCGATCTATTAAGCCGTGAATCATTACTCACCCTCTGAAAAACTGGTATTACTGGTATTACCGGTATTACCAACAGTTGAGCGTGCAGTATTTACTCTCCTCAGAGCGTTTTCTGATTTATTTCATAAAATACCCGTTGTGGTCACTTAAAATACGTCGATCCCCCGCCATTGCTCACTTGTTACACTGTTGCACTCTGGGTAAAGTGGCGTTTGTGCCCTCATAGGGACCGCCTATTTAAACCTCTTAGATATAAGGGACCTCAAAATCTTTTCCCGCAATAACAAAGACTTAGGGGATCTAGCCATAAAAAAGAGTACTTTATCTGGGCAATTATTTGTAGGACTTGACCAATATTGGTACATTCTAATCCATAGCTGACCAAATATGGACTACCTAAATGAGTGTACTAACCGCAGTCTTTTGTGACAAAAACCCAGTGAAGCAATACATGAAATATTATATCTCTAACAAAGAACATCTCGCCATTGCAAAGGCGGTAGGGGACCCAGGTGTCCTGCTTTTCATGCAGTATTTAAGACTAGCCGCCACAGATCACCCGGTCATCACAGACGGTGGCGTAGCCACAAGTCTGGGGTGGACGGAAAGAAAAGCCAGACGTTACCGCAGAGAACTCACCAATCATGGTTGGTTTAAGAAAAGCTCTTTCACTCGACCTGACGGCGTCAAAATGATCACTTATCACGTGGGCAAAGAGTCTGTTGCTCAGTTGGATAGAGGAGAGTCTCGATGAGCATGGAAGAAGCTCTCATTAACGGGCTCCACAACGGCTTCGCCATTGTGGGCGCCCTGTTTATCTGTCTTTGGCTAGTGTGGGGTAGGGGCGTTATAGACCGCGCTGAAAGGTTTGCAATACTCAAAGAACTGGCTGGGCACCTAATGGATGATTACGAAACTGTGTGTGAGCGCAATGAAACCCTGGAAAAAGAACTGAGCTCACTAAAAGATAGAAAAGGTGACCCGCCAAATTAGGCGCAGGTTTTTCACAAATATCATATTTGCCTACGAGTTCAGTGACTTACTGACTGAGTCCAAAAATACAATCTACCCCCCCCCTACGTTCACGGGTGTACCACGGAACTACACGGCTACGCCGTTGTTATGGTACTGCGACTCATTCAGAGTTAGCGCCACTCATAACTCCGGAGAAAATTATGAGAGATTCATGGAGGAACGCTTGGTCACAAGTGGACCGTACCCTTGGCCTGTATGGCAAGGCCCTTGATATCGTCGAGCCTGTGCTTGACGTCGGTGCCGTCATGGCTACTGACCTCAAGACTGTTGCAGTCGAGGACATCGAAGATCGTATCGCAGCACGCACCAGTGCTAAGCGTAAGATCGCCCGTGCTTCTGAGCCCGCTAAGCCCCGTGCTAAGCGTAAGGTCAAGAGCAAGAAAGGCAAGTAGACGCCTTTCCCCAATCACACAGTTGCGCTAACGCGCATCTGTGTTTTTTAGTTCATACACACAGTACCGCAATAGGACAATCGTACACACTAGAGCGTACACCCCTAACCGTTCAGATAGTCAGATAGCTAAGATAGACAGGTTGTTGCGCAGCTTCATCCTTCTGTTCTATATCATTGGGTTTTAGTTCACCTTCCTCAATCTACCTACCCTGTGCACCTGTACCCACAGATTGCCGATAACACAGCTACGCTGTTTTTACGGTAAAGCCCAAGTTCTCTTGGGTGACATCTTTACTGCTGCCGGAATGTCCAGCTACTTAGCTCTACTCTGACCACGGAGAGTAGGCCGTTTGCACAGTGCCTAGCATGGCTGTGTTTACTATAAATGCTAGCGAGTACCTCATCGAGAAAGAGGCACAACACATACCTTAAATGGTATGTGTTGTTTTTTTAAACCCGCAATAGGACAGCTA